CCGCGGACGGTGAACTATGGTTCAATAGCACTGCTTCAACTTTTCAATATCAATATGTAGAAAGAGGAAACGTATGGTCCACAGGTGGTAATTTAAATACTGCAAGAGATGCCCTAGCAGGAGCTGGAACACAAACAGCTGCTTTAGGTTTTGGTGGTAATTTGGGTGGTGGACAACCCTCAACAAACGCAACAGAAAAATATGATGGAACTACTTGGACTGAAGTTAATAATTTAAACTCTGCAAGAGAAAGATTTGCTGGAGCTGGAACACAAACAGCTGCTTTAGGTTTTGGTGGAGGTCCTGTACCATCAAATGGTGTTAAAACAGAACTTTGGAATGGAACCAACTGGACAAATGTAAATGATTTAGGAACTGGAAGATATAATTTAACAGGAGCTGGAACTTCAACAGCAGCTTTAGCTATTGGAGGTTCAAGCTATCCTTCTCCTCCACCTACTACACTTGGTGTAACAGAGTCTTGGAATGGAACAAACTGGACTGAAGTAAATGATTTAAATACTGTAAGAAGTGGTTTAGCAGCAGCTGGTGCTAGTAATACATCAGCTTTAGCTTTTGGTGGTTCTCCAGGAAACTTAGCTGTAACAGAGTCTTGGAATGGAACAAACTGGACTGAAGTAAATGATTTAAATAGTGGAAGAGATTTTTTAGCTGGAGCAGGAATAATAACAGCAGCTTTAGCTTTTGGTAGTGGTTCACCTACTAAAACATTAACAGAGTCTTGGAATGGAACTAATTGGTCGGCACAAAATGAATTAAACACTGCAAGAAATTTATTAGCAGGAGCTGGTACTAACACATCAGCTTTAGCTTTTGGTGGAAGTGCTCCAGGTGCTACGGCAGCAACAGAAGAATGGAACACAGGAATACCACTAGGTGCATGGTCCACGGGTGGAACTTTAAATACTGCAGGATACAGCTTGGGTGCTTCTGGTTATGGAACACAATCAGCAATGTTAGGTTTTGGTGGTTATAATGGTCCTCCTGGTACGCGTAAAGTTAATACAGAATTATACAATGGAACTAACTGGACTGAAGTCAATAATTTAGGAACTGGAAGATATAGATTAGTGGGTGCTGGAACTTCAACTTCAGCTTTAGCTATTGGAGGTAATGTTCCCCCTCAATCAAATAAAACAGAATTATGGAATGGAACAAATTGGACTGAAGTCAATACTTTAGGAACTGCTAGAGATCGATTAGGAGCAGCAGGAGCATCTAATACTTCAGCTTTAGCTTTTGGTGGAAATGCTCCACCACAAACAGCCGTAACAGAATTATGGAATGGAACAAATTGGACTGAAGTAAACGATTTAAACACAGGAAGAGCTTCTCAAGATGGTGGAGCGGGAATTGCAACTTCAGCTTTATATTTTGGTGGTAATGTTCCACCAACCACAGGAAAAACGGAATCTTATAATGGAACAAATTGGACTGAAGTAAACGATTTAAACACTGCAAGAAATTATTTAGCTGGTTGTGGTTTTTCTAATACAGCAGCTTTAGCTGCTGGTGGTAACCCACCTAATTTAGCAAACACAGAAGTTTGGAATGGAACTAATTGGTCAAATGACGCTGATTTAAATGTTGGAAGACAAAATATATCAGGAGGTGGGGTTAATACATCAGCGATAGTTTTTGGTGGAAATGGACACGGTGCAGCTTATTCAAATAACACAGAAGAATTTACTAAACCAGGAATTATAACTAAAACATTAACAAGTTAACAAGGAGGAAACTATGGCAAAAACATATCAATATTGTGTAGCAGAAAACTGGGGAAAGGGATTCATCGATCACAATGAATCTTCTAGAATCACGTTTAAAGGCTTACCTGGTAATGTTTGGCAAGTTCCAGCATACAACAAACACGGTAATCTTTGGATTGCTAAAGTAGCTGGATC